GCCTATGCTGTGAAGCACGCTGTTGAAGCCGCTGGTCTTAATTGACTAGCGGCTATTTTTGTTTAATTTAAAATTGTTATTATGAATTTTGGAGAAACTATTGAACGTGTTAAGACTTGTTCTTATATTGCTAGACGCGTTAATTGGGATGATGATATGTTTATATTTGCACAAATTCCTGCTAATATAAATGAAGAAACCATTCCTAAGATGCAAAGTCTTCCGGATGTTGTTAAACGTGAGATTATAGAATCGGGTTTTACAAGTCTCGATTATCAAAATCAAATTTGTAAGTTTGATAATGGTGTTATTACTTATTTTACACCTACTGGTGATGAGATTTTTGCAAATGATTGGGAAACTAAGAGTGATGATACTCTAGCTAAATGAGAATATTTATGACACCTGAAAGTGTAAATGCTGTTATAGATTCTCCAAAAGGTGCTGTATTATGGGATGAGAGAATTGCTATGTTTAATAAAGCTTGTGCAATTGATCCTCATGATACAGTAGTTATTGAAGAGTTATCTGAACTTATTAAAGCTGTTTCTAAGATTAATAGATGTCATAATAATGAACATCTTAAAAGTCTTATGGAAGAAATTGCTGATGTTAGAATTGTTATTGAGCGTATCATGCGTAAATATGGTATTAAAGAAGACGATATTGATAAGCTCGTAGTGTTTAAAATAAATCGTTTTATTGATCGCTATGGCATCTAAAAATAAAAATGATCAAGTAAATCATCCTAAACATTATACTTCTGATCCTAGTGGTATTGAATGTATTGATGTTACTCGTCATAGAAATTTTAATATAGGTAATGCTATTAAATATCTATGGAGAGCTGGTCTTAAAGAAGACAAAGATCGTAAGCTTATTGATAAACAAGTTGAAGATCTTAATAAAGCTGTTTGGTATCTTGTAGATGAGATTCATCGTCTTGGTGGTAGATGTACTGTTAAGACTGATTCAATTAATACTTGTTTACCTATTGATAATGAGAGTATCATTGATGCTGTTATGAATTATTCTAAAGTTGTTGACGGTGTTTGTAAAACTCTTTTAGGTGTTGGCGGTAATAATGATGAATGTAGAGGGATATTACGTCGTACAATTGAAGATCATATTGATTATTGGTATAGAGTTCAAAAAGATGGTGGACAAACTAAACTTGATATGTAATGAAATTTGTTAAACCTGTTAGTGTTATTCATACAGCTCATAATCTTAAAGGTGGCTTGCAATTAGCTGAATTTGCTGGTCGTCTTTGTTATAAATCTGAAGGTAAGACTGCACCCGGAAGTTACGTTAAGTTTCTTTTGATGCTTATTGATAAAGGTCATACTTCGATTCTTGAGCATTGTCCTATTTATGTTTGTGGTTATCATGATATGATGAGTATTGAAATGATAAACATTAGACACTCTGCTTTTTCTCGTTTTGTTTCTGATATTAAAGATGCAAGACCT